CTTGGGATGTTTGGACTATGAGTGACGAAAAGCCAGCAGATGTACTAAGCAAGGTGCTGTCCTATGTTGACAGCCCCTTCAAGCTGTTTGCACTGATCCTTATGGCGGTGTTTGCTTTTGCCGGTTACTTTGTTTGGCAGAACCAAGAACTGCTGATGGGCGCGTACAAAGAGTCCAAAAAGATGCCAAGCATTGTTGAGGACAGAGTAGAAGACGCTGCTGCTCACTTGTTCAAAACCACCAACGCCACCATTGTGGCCGTGTTTAAAGTAAACCCCATGTTTGGAACCAGAGTGCTGTACCGCGCTTACACCAAAGAAGGCCGAGACAAAACCAATGATGGGCTTGATGTAGGACTGTTTACCCAGAACGCAGCCAACAATGCTGATGTGGTCAAGCTAATGGCCAGCGAGATTCCTTGTGGCGAATACAAGTCAGCGCAATCTGAAATGGGCTTGTGGTATATCGCCAAAGGGGTTGCCTACACTTGCCGAATCAGCATCCCACCTGATCCAAGCCGGTTTGTTGGCCAAATTACTGTGGGCTGGGATAATGAACCTGCTGACATTCAAGTGACAAGAACCATGATGGAAATTGCAGCAACCATGCTATCAAGGAGCAAACAATGATCGCACTCGACGCACTAAAAATGGCGCTTAACGCGCTAGAAAGTATTTTTGCATCAACTCACCCTTATCGGGAAGACGGGACAAGCACTCTAAGCGAAGAATCTGTTGAGTTGAGTAACAAAGCTATTGCTGCCATTAAAGAGATATTGGAGCAGCGCACATGATTGGACTAGACGCACTTTTAAACGTGGGCGGTAAGCTCATTGACAAGCTAATTCCAGACCCAGAAGCCAAAGCCAAGGCGCAACTGGAGTTGCAAAAGATGGCGCAAGATGGCGAATTAGCAAGGATGGCTAACGAAACCGAACTGTACAAGACTGAGCAGAACAACCTGACCGAGCGGGTCAAAGCTGACATGTCCAGTGACTCTTGGCTGTCTAAAAACATCCGTCCCCTGACTCTAATCTTCTTGCTGTTGGCGTATAGCGGCTTTGCAATTGCCTCAATCTTTGAGTACGAAACCCGTGGCGCTTACGTTGAATTGCTGGGACAATGGGGCATGCTCGTGATGTCGTTCTACTTTGGTGGACGCACAATGGAAAAGATTGCAGATAGGATTAAAAAATGAATCTGACACCACATTTCACCCTTGAAGAACTGACCCACACCGACCACAGACAGTACGACAACACGCCAAATGAAGCCGAGCTGGAGAACCTTAAGCGACTCGCCGCCTTCCTTGAGGAAGTCAAAACTGCCTTGGGCGGAAGACCAGTCATGGTTAATTCAGCTTTTCGCAGCAAGCAAGTCAATGATGCTGTTGGTTCTAAAGATACTAGCCAGCATCGCATTGGTTGTGCTGTGGACATCCGAGTTCCTCAATTGAGTCCTGATGAAGTTGTGAAGACTATCATTGCATCGGGTTTACCCTATGACCAAGTCATCCGTGAATTTGACCGCTGGACACACGTTAGTATCCCTAACACCCCAGAGACTGCGCCACGCAGACAAGCACTGATTATCGACAAAACAGGCACTCGGCTTTATGCTTGATGCGCACCCAAATTGATGGGAAAATAAGCCATGCCATTACAAAAGATTCTGTTTAAGCCCGGTGTCAATCGGGAAAACACGCGCTACACCACCGAGGGCGGCTGGTATGAGTGCGACAAGGTTCGCTTTCGTCAGGGTAATCCCGAGGTCATTGGTGGCTGGCAGCGCTTTTCTACCAATACTTTTTTAGGTGTTTGCCGTTCCTTGTGGAATTGGGTGACCACTGGCGGTCTTAATCTTATTGGCGTCGGCACTAACTTAAAGTTCTACATTGCCAAGGGCGGTACGTATTACGACATTACGCCTATCCGCGCTACTGTAACCATCAACGCCAATCCTTTTGCGGGTAATGGCACAACCACAGTGACTGTTACAGATACAGGGCATGGCGCGGCAACAAACGACTTTGTGACTTTCAGTGGCGCTACTGGTACGTATGCGTCCATATTTAACAACGAGTTTGAAATCATTGTACTAAGCGCTGACACATACACAATCACAACACCGTCGGTCATTGCTGCTGGAAACTACGGCGGCTCTTCTGTCGTTGCTGCGTATCAGATCGGTGCTGGCTCGGAAGTTCAACAACCTCTAAACGGTTGGGGCGCTGGCGGTTGGGGCGACAGCCCTTGGGGTTTTGGTTTTAGCCCAGCAGGTATCACAGCGATTCGTGTGTGGAGTCAGACAAACTTTGGCGACAGTTTGATTTTTGGCCACAGGCAAGGTGCTATCTATTATTGGGACGCCGCTCTTGGTACAGAAACCCGAGGTGTATTGGTCAGCAGTTTGCCCGGAGCCGACGCTGATGTGCCGATTATTCAGAACTATTTGTTTGTGTCTGACGTAAGCCGCTTTACGTTTGCGTTTGGCTGTAACGACTACGGCAGTATGACGCAAGACCCCATGTTGATTCGTTGGTCTGACCAAGAGTCTTTGGTTGACTGGACGCCTTCAATCACAAACCAAGCGGGTAGTGTGCGCTTATCCCACGGCTCAGAAATCGTAACGGTTGTTCAGACCCGCCAAGAGATTGTGGTGTTTACGGACTCCTCGGTGTATTCCCTGCAATACCTTGGACCACCGTTTGTTTGGTCCACACAGTTGTTAGGCGACAACATCTCTATCTATAGTCAGAACGCCGCCGTGCTTGCGTCTGGTGTGGTGTACTGGATGGGCGTGGATAAGTTCTACGCTTATGATGGCCGTGTGCAAACACTTAACTGTGACTTGCGCCGCTATATATTTGAAGACATTAATTTTTCCCAAAACTTGCAAGTGTTTGCCGGTACGAACGAAGGCTTTAATGAAGTCTGGTGGTTCTACTGCAGTGGCGCTAGTGAAGAAGTTGACCGTTACGTGGTCTACAACTACATAGAAAAAATCTGGTACTACGGCACAATGAGCCGTACTGCATGGCTGGATTCTGGCTTGCTTGACTACCCTATTGCAGCGTCTTACAACTATGCGGGTGGCACAGGCTTGCTGATTAACCATGAGAACGGCATCAACGATGAGGCATCAGAAACGACGCTTCCAATCAACGCTTACATTGCTTCGTCTGAATTTGACATTGGGGATGGCCACAACTTTGCGTTTGTGTGGCGCGTGTTGCCTGACTTAACGTTTGGTTCTTCTTCTAACGCCCCCTCCGGTACGCCTGCTACTGTTGAAATGACGCTTCAAGGTTTGGCAAACTCAGGCTCTGGGGTAACAAGTTCTGCGGGTCAGCCAGTTGTAGACGCCAATGTGTACAACATCACTGAAGAATTTACGGGGCAGATTTACACGCGCTTCCGTGGACGCCAGATGATTTTTAAGATTGCTTCAAACCAACTCAATACAACATGGCAGCTTGGTGCTCCTCGTATTGACATCAGACCGGATGGACGACGCTAATGTCTCAAATAAGTGCAACCCCACCAAACCTTCCCCTTGCTCCGGAAGAGTACGACCGCCGTTACCAAGAACAGCTAAATGCTGTTTTGCGGCTTTACTTTAACCAGCTTTCTAACCCCAGTGCTTTGGGCGGCTCTTCAATTAATTTAAATATTAAGACTATGCCGACAACTGCTGATTTTGCAAATCTCAGGACTGGTGATGTATTTGTTGACACCTCTGGGGGCGCGGCAATTAGCTACCCCCTAAGAATCAAAGCATAAGTTGTCTACAGACGGTGCCCATGATATTATCGACCAACCCCCATTTTGAGAGGCAAATATGAGCCTTCATGCAATAGCCAACCACATGGCCTCTAAAGGTAGAGGCGGAGACTCCATGCTCATCCACATGACTCCCGGCGAGGTTGGGGGTCTTCAGGCGTTGGCTTTAAAACATGGTGGTTCACTAACAATTAACCCAGAGACGGGCCTACCTGAAGCCAAGTTTTTAAAGAAGATACTCCCTGCGGTTCTTGGCTTTGGTCTTAATATGTTTGCTCCCGGCCTTGGCACGGCTGTTGGTAGTGCTTTGGGTGCTAGTGCTGCTACTGCCGGTGCTATTGGTACTGGCGTTTTGGTTGGCGGAGCAGAGGCACTGCGTACTGGCAGTTTGAGCAAAGGTTTGTCGGCTGGTTTGGGTGCGTATGGCGGTGCAGGGTTGGCTGGTTCTATGGCTAGCGCGGGTACGATGTCATTGGCCGATCAAGCTGCGCAAGCAGCAGGGTTAAGCGCGGAAAAGGCTGCGTTGGCGCAAGGATTATCCCCCGAAACTGTTGCCGCTATGAAAGCACAGGCAATTGAAGAAGCTGGCAATCAAGCTGTGTTTTCTAATGCAGACAAGCTTGGAGCTGGGTTTAAAGCCGTTACAAAAGACCCCTCTGCATTTGGGCAGTTTGCCAAAGACAACTGGAAGTACGGCCTTGCTGCAGCATCCCCAATTATTGCGGATGCAATGGTTCCAACGTCGACACAGATGCCGACAATGCAGTCTACGGGTTATATCCGCCCCTACGACTACAACCCAGAAACTCAAACATTCAAACGCATTGACCCCATATTGGCCAGTGACTTGGCTGCAAAACCCCCACCCGGTAAGGCCAGAGGTGGGCTAATTGCTCTTGCTGAAGGCGGTAATCCTGCCGACGATCCTTACGCTAGATTCAATACTCTGTCTGGTCAGTCTAAAGCTGCGTACGATTATTTGATGGGTAATACAGCTAGTTCAGCAGTTGCTCCTGTGGCAGCAGTTCAACCCCCTGCCCCAACACCTGCACCTGCGGCTACTACAACACCTGCGACTACTACAACTACTGGCGTTACAGAACCAACTTCTGCGCCAACTACGCCACCCCCTCAAGTCTATATTCCCCCTGCGTACATTGACCCAGAACCTGTAACGCCTCCTCAAGGGGATCCGTACGATCAGCCCTATGTACCTCCTCAAGGGGATCCGTACGATCAGCCCTATGTACCTCCTCAAGGGGATCCGTACGATCAGCCCTATATTCCTGAGCCTGAGCCTGATCGAGAGCCTGTAGACAAATCCCATTGGGATGATGTGGTTAGGGAAGAAGTCGGGCCTTCAAGGGGTTTGATGAAAAATCAAGAAGACCTCC